TTTACGAACAGGTATAGTATTATTTTCTTTTTTTAATTTTTCGTATTTTTCTTTTTCCAATTCTCTACACTTTGATTTATAATACGAAAGTTCGTTACAAATTTTCGTATAATGACCCAAAAAATTATAAAGTTCGGGGTGTTTATCCTTGGTAGTAGACATTTATTATTTACTTTTTTTCAATAAAAGTAGTGCTTCAATAGCTTCTCCGATTTCCTTATGTTTTAAACAAAATCCGTTCTTACCAGCTCTGCAATAACAGTTCTCGTAGGGACAGTTTGGTCGCATTTATTATTTAATTTTAATTGTATTATTTTTCTACTTAGGTTTCAGAATCGCTCACAATTTCACCTTCTTCAATTTCGTCATCCGTTTCTTCTTCATCACTATCAATGATATCCTCCTCTTCAGATTCTAAGTCACCGTCTAAATTTTCATCCGATTCGTTAACATCGTCAATATTTTCAGGTAAAATGTTATAAAGTAAATTCCAATCGATATATTTTTTTAATTCGTAATCATCGATTAGATCATCCATAGAAATTTTATCACACACGTCCCAATCATCTTGAAATACATATTTCCAATATCCAATATCTTTGTATTCGATTTTTCCGGGAAACAGTTCGACAGAAAAGTTTTCACCTTCTCTAAATCCATCTTCAATGAGTTCGTCGTTTTGTTGTTCCATGTAAATGTTATACATGTATTCTAAAACACCAACAGAAGATCTATAAAATTTGAGTTTTGGTTCGTGAAAAAAAGTGATAAAATGGGCTTGTCCATAAGACGTTTCGAGTTTTTTCTTAGAAATACCTATATATGCGAGAAACCTTTTATTATCAGAAGGTATGAGATGTTCCGGGTATCCAAATTCGGCGCGAAGTCCGTAAACGTCCGAGGTTTTATTAACTAATTTTGTGCATAAACTATTTAAATGGGTAAGTTTAACGAGCGTGGTACAGTTTTTTAAAAGTTCGTGTGTAAGATTATTCATTGTGTATATAACAACATAGTGTTTTTTGTTTAAGTAAGATTAATTGATTGGATGTGTATACTATTTACTTTATTCATCCATATCAGTTTTTGGCATGGTATAGAGAAGTTCTCCCCAATTACCAACGTTTTTCATTTTAATATTGTGTTTATCGATAAAACGTTCACCAGATTCAATATTTGTAAAATATTTCTGTAAATATTGAGTCCATAAATCCCTGTCATTGTTTGAAATGTTACGAGGAACAATTATAACACGCTTAACGTGAATATTAACTTCCTTATCATCCGAATTTAATTTGGATGAAAGTATTTCAAGAAATGGAAGCATTACGTCTTCACACCCTTTATTTTCGTGATAAAACTCAACAGTTCGAATATCATCACGAACTCCCATCTTACTTAAACCAATAAAACCAAGGTAATTGTGTTTAGAATCTTCAGATTCCCACGGAAAATCTTCAGTAGGTTTAAGTCCCCAAATTTCCATTTCAAGTTCACGACCACTCAAAATGTTCGAAAAGACATCGTTCATATCTTTCACTTCTTCGAGTTTAGTGTGTTTTTTCAAAAGCTGATAATAAAGAGACATTATAAAATATTTTTCGTTTTATTTAATTGATTTTTTACATTTCATCTAATCGACTTAGGTCTTCGTTATTCATTAAAATTTCCTCTGCTAAAATTTGATAAAAAGCCATTTTATATACTAAAAATCCAAAAAGTGTTGCACCCATATTAAAATCAAAAGGTAAATCGTGTGAATTCCATACAGACTCAAATAATGCAAGACACGTTGGTACCAATAACCTTTTATTCAAACCAAACGACTTTTCTATATTATCGACGTACGATGAAAGTGAATCTACGTAAATATAAGAAGCAATAGTCCCTAAACTCGCAGATATACCGTCTATAGGTGTATGAAAAATAAAATGATACGTAGAAACCGCGGTACCGTATCTCAAAGTTGATTTTTTTATTTTAGATTTTATATTTTCATACTCGATTATACCCTCTTTTCTTTTTGTGGGACACGATATTCTGAGTGTTTTCCTACTAGGATTTATTATACTTAACATTACTATAAATTATATTACATTATATCTATACCCTTAATTAAATAATTCGAATCTTGAAAATACTTTTTCTTAAAATCACGTTCTCTTTTTGAAAATCTTTCAATTCTACTCAAAGATATATCTATACGTTGCTTAATCCTAAAATCTTCACCCGTAGATCTCCATTTATCACCAAAAAGAGAAATATATTTCAATTCACGTCTCTGTAAATTTACTTCTGTGACAAGTGTTTTATAAAGAATAAGTGAATACGAATCGTACTCTTTACGTTTAAAATCTTCTTGATTAAATTCTTCAATAGCGAGTAATTTCATACGCTCGTATAGTTCATTATTAGAAACAATTTGGTTTTCTTTTTCCTTATTAAACCATTGTTTTGAGGTTTTTAACTGGGAATCGTGTAGAGGTGTTAATATTTCTTCCCTTAATTCTTCATGGACTGGAGGACGTATATGGTTTTCTCTATCAACACACTTTGTAACTTTACGGCGATTTTGGGGTGATAAACATAATAATGTACGTGGTTGCGATGTATATTTCATTTTACTTATTATAAAGAATTATTCCTTTATTAGTGTTTAAAAACTATCGGGTTCTCCCCACGTTTTTCTCCATTTTCTAACCAGTGTTTCGAGTCTTTTAGTTGGAAGATGTGAATTTTTTCTAATCGGTCGTTCTGGAGCTCCCGGACACACGAGATTGTGCGTTTCGTATTTCTGTGACATGTCCCAGATAATCCTTTGGACATCTTCACAGAGTTCATTTGTCACTTGACAGAAAGCGAGTTTGTAATCATCGGTATGTAAATGCATGTAATCCATTTTATTTATTTAATAGTAATAATTTTCTTTCTTAAATTTTTTCGACTTAGGACGATAATGCATAAAAGATTTATCGAATTTAGGATACTCTACTATAATCATTTCACCGTTTTCGTTCATAGCTAAAAAATCACTAATAGAACTTGATGGTGATAACATCATATCGTAATAATCTTTATTTACATAAGGTAAATGTGATTGTGTTAATGAACATACAGAAGGATGACTACGTAATGAATTATTAGATTTTGATTTAAATAATTGACATATACTCGAATAAAAAGTAAACATATAACTGTTTATATTTAGTTTTATTTTTTTATATACTAAATACAAGATGGTTTCACTCCAGGAGTTACCTAAAAAAATACAATACGTATCAATAGATTCAAATTATGTCACGGGTACAAATAATACATTTTCTGTTGACTTTAACTTAACCTCTAACACCCATATATCTGATATGAGTAAAGTGTGTGGTTTTAAAGTAGTTGATTTCTATTTAACACAAGTAGGTACATCGAGTGGTGGTACAGGTAACGGTGCAAAATACGTCGATATCATATGTGAAGATATACCAAAACCTGCACAAATACTCGATGAACGTAAAGGTTTAATACTAAATCGTATGGCGTTAGAAAGACAATTTGATGGTAATTCTAATCATAAAATGCACGATAAACAATGGAAAGGGTTTAACAGAGTAACAAATTTATTTAACCCTATATCTATACAAAAACTTAACTTTGAATTATACGAATTACAAGGTAATGGTGATTATGTAAAATTACAACCCGATGCAGAATGGTACATGACTTTAGAAATTACAACAATAGACGTAAAAGAAAAGCCGATAAATAGAGAAGTTCAAATATTAGAAGCTTTACACAAACTTATCGGAAAAATAGATGATCTCAATATAAATGTTGAGAAACTCCCCGATAAGAATGATATCGAAAAAATGGAAAAAGAAAAAAGGAAAAAAATCCCTTTATTCTATCTTTTTTTAACTTTGGGAATAATCGGTGGTGGGTTTTATTTCTTAAACCGTAAAGTTCAAGTTCCACAACCACAAATACCCATTCAACCTAGATTTTAGTATTTATTCGGCCTTTTTAGCAGAAGATTTCTTCTTTGGTGCAGCAGCTTTCTTCG